AGGAAGCAGGCTTAAAAACAGTTCCAATAATCAAGGCATCAGAATTGACTAAGGAAGAACAAGATGAATTTATCATTAAGGATAATGTTAGTTTTGGAGACTGGGATGTTGATATGCTTGCTAATGAATATGAGTTAGACAAGTTGTTAGATTGGGGTCTGAGTGCAAATGATTTGGCAATCAAGGAGATTGAGGAAATGAGAGAGGAGGAGGAGTCTGAGGACAATCCTGTTTATCCAATTGCACCTAGGATGACTGAAAAGCATGACTATGTTTTAATCTTAGTTGATAATGACATCGAGTATTCTTACTTGAAGACTTTCTTTAATTTGACAGACCAAAAAGACTACAAGAGTAGCAAAGTTGGTCAAGGTAGAGTTGTACGTTTTGCAGAATTCAAAAAAATCATAGATGAAAGAGATAGTAAAGCTGATAATTCTTAGTCACAAGAGAGCTAATAAGGTAGATACACTTGACACAATCTCGAATTGTAGTCTTTGTATTCCTGAGAATCAGGCTGACGAGTACAGAGAGCATAATCCAAATGTTGAAATAATTGAACACCCAAATACCATTATTGGTCTGAGTGCTAAGATGAAATGGGTGCATCAGAATTACCCGAATTGTGTTATGCTTGATGATGACCTTAATGCAATGTGTAGAACATTTGTTGATAAGGAGTTTGATGAAAAATTCAGGGTGGATAAAAATACTGCCTATGATATTTTACAGAGTACGGCATTTACAGCTAGAGAAGCAGGTTGTATGATGTTCGGCTTCAGTAACACTGCTAGACCAGTTGATTACTCAGCAATGAAACCTCTTTCAATGACAGGTTTTGCTATTGGAGGAAGTATGGGTTTTTTCGAAGGATTTAAAATGGATAAGTTACCAAATGAATGTATATCTGCTTGTGATTTTTTTGTTAGTGGCATTAGTGCCCATTTTCATCGTAAGTGTTTTATTAATCGCAGGTATGCCTTCACTTCAAAAGAAGGAACATTTACCTCGACTGGAGGAATGGCAGACCTTAGAACACTTGAAACTGAAAGACACGACTATTTTCTTTTAAAGGAGTATTTCGGAGATGCTATTCAACGTAAGAAGAATACCAGTATGAGAAAGAGTTTGCAAAATGAATACGAAAGAACATTAAGAATCCCATTTTAATATGACAAATCAAGAGTTTTACGACCTGAAATTAAAAACTGAGCAAAATACCATTAAGCAGGTAGGCTGGGAAAATGTTGACAAGGCTATTTTGAGGTACAGAAGAATCGCTGATATTTTGCATGATGTAAAATGTTCATCAGTTGTTGATTATGGTTGTGGTTTAGGAGATTTTGTTAATTATGTACCAAGAGGCATTGAATACACAGGAGTAGATGTACATGAATCCTATATTGAAAAAGCTCAGTTGATTCATCCAAAAGAATTGTTCTTTACAATTGTTGGTAATGGTAAGATAAACGAATGTGATTGGGCAATAAACATTGGAGCTTGGACTCTTAATGGAGGCAAAAGTCATGAGGATTATTGGAATGATATAGTTAGTCAGGTAAGCAAAATGTTGACTTATACTAAGTGCGGATTAATTGTAAATGGATTTCATAAATCAGTTGACTTTGAAGACCCAAAACTATTCTATCACGACATGAATGAATGGTTTAAATTGGCTAAATATTTTGATGGAAAAATCGAGATTGAATTATTCCAAAAACATGAATTTATTCTTAAAATTTATCAGGATTAAATTTTAATTTATCCCATCTTTTTCGTAAATTTATAACTCAAACATAAACAAAAAATAAAATGAGTTACAACATGATTACAAAAGGTGGGCATAGCTTTTACGAGGTAGCCTCAGCAATTCAAAAGTATGTTAGACGTGGTGATGAGCACAAGGCTTTATACTGGTTTAGCGAACTATTCATTTCAGGTTATGATGAATATGGTTGGAAACGTATCAAGGTAATGGTATCTGAGGATATTGGTATTGCCAACCCTACTTTACCTGCTCAGATTCATGCTTTATATGAGACTTATGTCGAAATGAAAAAGCAAAAAAATAAGCATAGTCCTGAAAAATTACCTTATGTACATGCTGTAATGTTATTAGTTCGTAGTCCAAAATCAAGACTTGTTGATAACAAACTTTGCCAATACTTTGATTTAAGGAGCAACATTCCAACTCCTGAGTTTGACGATTATGTATTCTGTCTTCACACTCTCAAAGGCAAATTCAAAAAACGTGGCAATAAGCATTTTTACGAGGAGGCTGCTTTAATTACCAATGAGCCTGCTGACTTAATCAAAGAGGAGTATGAGTATCGTGACTTTGTTGCTCAACAATACTATGACAGAGACAATGCTAAAACTCCAAAACCAAAAGAGGAGATTGAAGAACAAACCACATTATTCTAAATGTTAGATAGCAAAAAAGTTCTAGTAGTCGTAGCACACCCTGATGATGAAGTATTGGGGTGTGCTGGCTATTTATTGGAGGCTAAACATCGAGGGATAAATACGCATGTATTGTACCTAAACAATGGATGTAATTTCAGAAAAGACTTCAATTCAAAAGAGATTGCTTGTCAAGTGCACAATGTAAGCAAGATACTAGGATTTAAACCTCATATTGAGAATTTCAAAACAGGTATGTTTGATACCTATGCAAGAAACGAGATTGCCTCAGTAATCGATTCTTATGTAAAAAGGATTAAGCCGGACACAGTTATAACGCATATCTCAAATGATTTGCACCAAGACCACAGAATAGTGAATGAAGCCACTTTTATTGCATGTCGATTCAAAAGCAATAGTAGTGTGAGGAATATCATGGAAATGCCTGTAATTTCGAGTTCAGAAATAAACCCAAACTTTGATTTTAAGCCTACTTTGTTTGTTGATGTAACCAATCATATCAAAGAGAAGATAAAAGCCATGGAGGAGTACATTTTCGAGGTTGAGGCATTCAAAGAACTGAGGGGAGAAAGCGGTATTGAAGGATGGGGAAGATTTTATGGTATGCACATAGGAGTCCAGTATGCTGAGGCTTTTAAATTAATTAGAGGTTGTCTATGAAAAAGGTAATGATAAGTCAGCCAAGGTATCTACCTTGTATTTCGTATTTGAGAAGAATTGGATATGTTGATACTTTTATCATACTTGATAATGTTCAGCGAGTAGAACGAGGATTCGAAAACAGAAACAAGTTGCTAGACATGAATAGTAATCCGCAGTGGTTAACTATACCTGTTAAGTCATCGAGTAGATGTTTAATCAAGGATGCAGAAATTAATGGAGAAGAATGGATTGAGGAGCATAGAAGAAAAGTGAGTAATTGGTATCCAAAACATCCTGATATTGATGAAGTGTTTTATGAGTACACCGAAAGATTCAAGAGAAAAAGCCTGAGTTATAGAGATGGTCTTGTTGATAGTTTAGAATACATCAGTAATTTTTATGGTATCGGCACAGAATTTGTATTAGCTAGTAATATCAGTGCAACGATTAATGGAGGAGTAGATGAATTGATTAGGCTGACAAAGTTAGTAGGAGGTGATACTTATGTGTCAGGTAAGACTTGTTTGAGTTATGGTCTTGACCATGATTATGCAATAGAAAAAGGAGTAAATCTTGAAATAGATGAAGTAAATGGCATCGAGTATGGGTTCATTGATTCCTTGTATATGGATGGAGTAAATTTGAATTTATAATTTTAACAAATTTATCCCCTTAAAAAGAATGGAAAAAAGTAAAAAAAGTAAGGCTCTTGAGAATTCAATCAAGACTAGGCAGGAGAATAAAGAAAAGAAAAAAGCTGAATTCCTTGAGGAGTTTAGTAAGAAGGCTAATAATGTTTCTGCAACATGTAAGGCAATAGGTATTGAAAGACCGACCTTTTATAATTGGTTAAAAGATGATGTTGATTTTAGGCTGAAAGTGGAGAATGCTGAGGAAGGCGATATTGATATGGCTGAGAGTGCATTAAAGAAACAGATACTAGGAGGGAACATCACTGCTATTATTTTTTACTTGAAAACGAAAGGTAAGTCTCGTGGATATGTAGAAAGACAAGAGATTACAGGTAAGGATGGAGTAGATATCGTGATTAAAGAAGTATAATGAGCAGAGGTCTTATTGAGATTGAAGTACCAAAATGGCATGAAGGACAGATTAGAATCATGGAAAATTCTAAAAGGTTCAATGTTATTGCCTGCGGTAGAAGATTTGGTAAGACAGAAATGGCTAAGAGGCTATTGTTGTACACTAATGACAATGGCAAGCTGAATGGTGCATTAAACGGATACCCTGTTGCTTATTTTGCTCCCACATACAAAATGCTAATGGAAGTATGGAGAGGGGTGAATAGTTCTTATTACAAGCTAATTGAAAAAGTATCTGAATCAGAAAAACGTGTTGAACTAATAGGAGGAGGCTCGATTGAGTTTTGGTCGTTTGACTCTTATGAATCTGTTCGTGGTAGAAAATACAAAAGGGTAGTATGTGATGAGTCTGCTATTCTAAAGTCTGATAAACTCAAAGATGCTTGGGAGCAAGCTATTCGAGCATTGTTAACCGATTACAGAGGAGATGCTTGGTTTCTATCAACACCAAAAGGTAAGAAGCACTATTTCCATGAACTAGCAGAAAATCATAAGAAAGACCCCAAAAACTGGGCATTCTTTCAGATGCCGACATCAGTAAACCCTTACATTGATAAGGAGGAGATTGAGGATGCAAGATTAATCCTACCTCCAGTTGTGTTTGCTCAGGAGTATGAGGCTTTATTCACAGATATGGTGTCTGATAATCTGTTTATCCAAACATTCAATCTTGAAAGGCATGTTTCGAAGACTCCGATTGACTTTAACCCAGCATTGCAGACTTTTGTGTCAATTGACTTTAACGTAGCACCATTGTGTTGTATTGTAGCTCAAATGGACATGTATTTCAATCAGATTAATATCATTGATGAATACAGGCAGATGGATTCGGATATTTATGAGCTTGCTACATGGTTGAAATCAAAGTATGACACTAGCAGGATATTTGTAACAGGAGACTCAGCAGGATTTAACAGGTCAGTTTACTCAAGAGGACATCAATCTGCTTGGGATATTGTAAAGATGGAGCTAAACCTAAACTGGTCTCAGGTAAAAACTGCAAAAGGAAAACCTTCAGGCTATGTAAACAATAAAAGGCTACTAGGTAACGCATTGTTTGCCAAACACCCTAAACTTCAAATAGGCAATTGTCCTTGGCTTATAGAGGATTTAATGAATGTTGAGTGCGATTCAACAGGTCAAATGAATAAGACTAGGAATTCTACTCAGTCTCACTTGCTTGATGCTTTACTAGACTTCTTTTACTCGTGTTGTTCAGATGCAGTAAAGATGCCTTCAATGAGAGGCTAGATTGTCTAAAACGGTAAGGTGTAAGTAATTAAAAATCAATTAAATTTACGAGAAATAAACCCCCAAAATAATATGTGGAACGAAAAGTCAGTTTCAGATAAACAGATAATTTACATCAATTCGAATACTGGAGAAGAAGCATCAGCATCGATTGTGTATAATCATCCTGAGTTAGGCAAATTTTATATGTTTGATTCTGTGATGACTATGCCATTCCAACGCAAGTATGTTTTTGACTTAATTCAACAGAATGAGAAAATTGGTATTGAAAAGAAGGAATTGCTTACTCACTTGGAGTCAATCAAGGAATTTATTAATACTGGTAAGGCTAATGACGCATATGGAACTGTTATGTATATTGAGTCTAAATTAAAAGATGGATGGGATTATCAGAAAAGCAGTCTTCTTATTTGTGCTCTGTTAGTAGTGCAGGAAGGAGATAACATAAATGGTTTTAATCAGTCAGATGCTGAGGAAAGAATTAATAAGTGGGCAGTAGATTTAACAATGCTCAGTTTTTTTTTGAAC